CTCCAGATCTGATCTTTGTCCCTCCAGATCTAATATTCGTCGGCCTATGATTCCTAATTGTCCTTGTAGCCGTTCAACACTTAAAGCTTTTCCTTTACTCATTATAATAGATGCAGATTTTTATAGAAACGTTGTCTCCTGATACCAAGTTACCCACTAAAAACAAAACCGGTTTTGACCTCTACGCGTTCGATGACGCTGTGATTTTACCGGGACACCGAGCAGTCGTGGGGACAGGTCTGAAGATAACCAGCTTGCCTTCTGGAACGTACTGTAAACTTTATTCGATTACTGGTATATCTATCAAACACGGTATAGAAGTTGGAGCTGGTATCATCGAACCAGGGTACAACGACGAGATCAAAGTCGTGCTTTACAATCACGATCCCAAAAAAGCGTTTGCGCTCAAACAGGGATACAAGATTGCTCATCTGGTCTTACATGAGTACCAGGACTGTCAACTTGACACAGTTATAGATTTAACTCTAAGTGATACTAAAAATGAGTAACAAAGTGGTCCACCTTATAAAGATCAGGGATGCCCATCAGTACATGATTGCCAAAACAGGTGACAGTAAGTCAAGGTTCCTCGCTTTCAAGGATTTCCCGACAGCTCTTACGTGCAAGAGTTACATGGTCAAGTACAAGATGAAGTATGGCAACTGGCCCGATTTCAACCTGACCCGAAAAACCGAAGAGTTTGTCAAGTACAACACCGAGTACAATCATATGAACCATATCGACATTGAACGATCAATCGAACTGTACACGGTGAAACATGAAGAGTCGGAAGCGATGATGCTTCTGTCGCTTATTGGGATGCTGTACTGCCTCAAGTTTGATGTTATCGAAGGTACCAATAGACATAATCTGGCCATATCAGCCGAAGAAGCCGATGCTACGATTGATCATGATGATATCATGCGCAACTTCAAAGCTTGTTTCAAATCACCTGAACTTTACGAGTGATGACTTTCACCAAACGTTTACGTAAATCCTCTTTGCACTTGTCTTCTAGACCGATACACTGGTGTCGTTCCAGTAGAATGCATTTGGTACAAAACTTACCGGTACAATGCTTACAGTACAGTTTCAGTAACCCCTTGCATTTACACTGATCACACATTGAATTTACCAAACAAACGGCATATTTTTTTAATAGTATACGGTATAAGAATGAAGGAGAAGCATCTCCTTTTTTTGATGACACTGGTTCTCTTGGTAGGTCTGTATATCAGCATGAAAAGAGGTGAACGGTACGAAGAAAAACCCAAGTACCTCTTGATAAAGGGATGGTGTGGGTTTGCGGATCGTTTACAGTGCTTGAGTGCAGCCCTCGTCTACGCCAAAAAACATAAACGAACTGTATGTATAGACTGGACCGACTCGATTTGGAAAGGTGATACACCCAATATGAATTTTGATACGTTTTTTGATTTGACCGTACCCATGATATCTCTGGCCGAACTCCTAGAAAAACAAAACGAACTCAGTATATACCCACCTCCATGGAAAGGTCAACTCGAAAAAAGACCTGATTTGTACATGTACGAAAAACCGTACCAGATCGATCTTGATACGGACCCTAAACACGATGAAGATATATTAGTGTACACGAGTACCGAGTTGCGTACCTACAACAAAGAAAATATATGCGAATGTGTACGCGTAAAAGAACCGTACCGTTCAACAATCATCGAAAAACTCAAACAGTACCAAGAGTACAAAACGGTTGTACACCTGCGAGGTTCTGATCGAGTAAAACCTGAACAGTACGAAGAGTACCTCAAAAACAACTTTGAACCTAAAATGAACGACAAAAAAAATGAAAAAGTACTTATTGTGAGTGACACGGAGTCTCTTTTCAAATATTTTCAGAAAAAGTACCCTAACTCGGTTGTGCGTACACCAAGTACGTCCTATACAACCTCGTCTAATCCTACTAAAACTCTTCACCAAGACGGATCAATTGACAAGTACGATTTCAATACCCAAACGCTGATCGATTTCTTCATCATCATGTACGCGAACGATTGCATTCATGATGAGAACAGTTTGTTCTCAAACGTTTCGAGGTTTATACGCTCAAGTGACGACAAGTACAAGCAGATACTTAATTACTGAACGCGAGACCAGATAGACCACTGTTAATTCGTAGAATGTTGAAATTGATGGCGTACAGGTTAAACGAAGAGGCTGTAGTAACTCCGGTGACGGTAGGAAGATCTAAAATCGCACTGTCTAAGCGACTGAAGTTGCATGAGCCGGTAGGTTGGTGCTTGCTTGGTTTCAGAGCGAACGAGTACATCTTGGCACAGAACCCGCTCGCATCACTGCCCTTTCCTTTCATAAGTTCCGATCCAAACTCCGAACCATAGTAACTCTGGACGTGACTAAAGTACCTATCAGGCATCCGTGTCTCAAACACTTCAGTCCCGTTGAGGTACAACTGGACGTTTTCAGTTTTAAGCGTATCTGAAGTGATATCGGTCCATATCAGACACTTGACCGGATGGTTCAATAGATGAAGTTCAAACTTGGCCACGGAAGTTGAACCGGTAAAAGGCAGTTTTTGAACCTGTTCGATGAGAATTTCCATAGGTTTGTCCACAATCATCTTACGTTCGGTCGTGTCGAGTAAAATATAATGAGCCCAGAACGTGATATCGGTCGGAGGAGCACTCGAAGAAGAAAAGGTCACTTTCACTTCGACTTCATGGTACTGCAGGGCCACGAGAGGTAAGTTGCAACTGCCGTTACAGAAAAAGAACTGGAGAGGGATAAACTGCGCCGATCCGAAATTGGTCTTGGCTCCTACTGAATAATCGGCATCACCACTCTGAAAAGCAAAAGGTTTGGCACTCGAGTCGGCCAGAAACTTGTGCCACAAGTGAATAACAAACGTAGCGTCTTGTCGATCGATCAGCTGACCACCAATGTAGAGTTCAAAAAAAGCCGGGTTGGACGTATCGGCTTCAATACCACTCGCATGAACAGTCCCACTGGCTCCGAGGTCGATCCACATATGACTGAGTAAATCACCTTTGCTTGGGATTTTGAGACTGATGGTCGAACCGGCTTGTAAAGCTCCGATAGGGTTGAGACGGACTGGTTTCGAGGCGAAATTGGTGTGACGTTTGTAAGACTGTCGAAAAAAAGAAACTTCAGGGTTTCCGGTGATGTAGGCATCCTGTACTCCGGTTGATACGAGTTCGATAAGTGCACCTGACATTTGTGTATTATTATTTAGTAATAAGATTATATTTAAAAATTTTAAACTCTTTTAGAGAAAGACAGATGGTCCAGTTCCAAGCCTTATCATGGGAGTCGCGAGACTCTGAAGATGAGACTGAGCACCTTATCAGTATTTTCGGAAGAACCGAACAAGGTGTATCAGTCTGTGTCACCTCGGCTTTCAAGCCTTACTTTTTCGTCAAGGTTCCTGAACGGGTCCAGGCAGGTAATATGTTCCAAGATATCAAAAAACTAGTGTTTGGTAACATCGAGAGTTATGAAGTCGTCCAGTCCAAGGACTTGTGGGGGTTCCAGAACAGCAAGAAGAGCCTCTTTGTGAAACTAACGTTCAAGACCCTGAAACACCTGCGGATGTGTGACAGTAAACTCAAGTACGCCGAAGAAAAGTACCGAGTGTACGAGTCCAGTATTGAGCCTATCCTGAGGTTCATGCACCGAACCGGTATTCAGTCCACTGGCTGGCTCGACACGGGTGAGAACTGTGTGCGTAGTCATCTGGCTAGAACGACACTCGACCTGTTCTGTAACGACTGGACCAAATTGAAATCGGTCCAAAAAGATGAGAACGCTCCGTTTGTAGTAGCCTCGTTCGATATCGAGTGTCACAGTTCTACTGGGAAGTTCCCCAGTGCGGATGTAGCGGCCGATGTATGCTTCCAAATCGCTTTTTCTTTGAAGAGACTTGGGTCCAGTGACATTTACGACAAAACGTGTTTGGTCTATAAAAACACAAACAAGGACTTGCCTGGTAATACCATTATCGAGTTTGACACCGAGCATGATTTACTGGTAGGGTTCCGAGATTACCTCATAGAGAAAGATGTCGATATATTGACCGGGTGGAACATCTGGGGGTTCGATTTAGAGTACATTTTCAAGAGGGCGGTGCATTGTGGCTGCCCTGAGGAATTTTATGATATGGGTAAACTGAAGGGGACTGATTGTAAAATAGTCTACAAGAAGTTATCATCGAGTGCCCTGGGCGACAACGAGCTCAAGATGCTGCCGATGAACGGCCGGTTCACGTTTGACCTGTTCCAGGAAGTGAAACGCGAACAGAAACTTGACTCGTACAGTCTCAATGCCGTATCCGAACATTTTCTGGGTGACCAGAAGATCGATATGCCGCCCAAAGAGATATTTGCGCGGTACCGCGAAGGCGATCCCGAGAAACTCAAGGAGGTGGCCGAGTACTGTATCAAGGATACCTTGTTACCACACGCGCTCATGGATCACCTGTGCACAATGATGAACCTCCTAGAAATGGCCAAAGCCACCTGGGTCCCTATCAATTACTTGTGTGAGCGAGGCCAACAGATCAAGGTCTACAGCCAAATGACCAGGAAAGCCCGGGAGCTTGGGTTCATGGTGCCTACGATACGGTACGGCGAGGTGCATTCCGAAGGGTACGAGGGAGCCACGGTCCTGGAAGCACATGTGGGAGCGTACTACACGCCCATCACCGCCCTCGATTTCGAAGGGCTGTACCCCTCGATCATGATGGCTCATAACTTGTGCTATTCCAGCCTGGTCCTTGATTACGCCTATGCCAATATCCCGGGGGTGGAGTATGAGACGTTCCGGATCGGCGATCAGACGTACAAGTTTGCTCAGAACGTTCCCAGTTTATTACCGGAAGTCCTAGCCGAGCTCAAAGCGTTCCGCAAAGCCGCCAAGAAGGATATGGCACAGGCCACCTCACCACTTATGAAACAGGTGTACAACGGCAAACAGTTGGCCTACAAGATATCCATGAACTCCGTGTACGGGTTCACCGGGGCAGCGAAGGGGATGTTGCCCTGTGTGGCCATAGCCGCCGCGGTGACCTCGGAAGGACGGCATATGATCGAACAGACCAGGGATCATGTCCATGCCAACTTCCCCGGATCGATTGTCCGGTACGGAGATACGGATTCAGTTATGGTCCAGTTCGATGTCGGGGATCGGACTGGTCAGGAAGCTATCAAGTATAGCTGGGAACTGGGCGAACAGGCGGCCCAGATGTGTAATGCCCTGTTCAAGAAACCCAAGAACCTCGAGCTGGAAAAAGTGTACTGCCCCTACTTTCTGTACTCGAAGAAACGGTACGCGGCCAAGTTATGGACCAAGAACAAGCAAGGCGAGATGCACATGGACTATATCGACGTCAAAGGTCTCCAGCTGGTCCGCCGGGATAATACGCCCTACGTCCGTGAAGTGTGCCGCGAGATCCTTGATGTGATACTGGAAAGCAAGAACCCCGAGGGGGCTCGGGAACTCGCTCGGACCCGAGCCGTCGAACTTATCAGTGGTCAAGTGCCTTTGGAAAAACTGATACTGTCACAGAAACTGGCTGATAGTTACAAGTCGGACAACTTGCCACATATTATGGTCCGTAACAAGAAACGCGAGCGCGAGCCTGGTTCGGAGCCCCAGTCGGGTGATCGTGTCCAGTTTGTTCTGGTCAAAAATGATAGCACCAAACAGTTCGAGAAGGCCGAGGACCCCTTGTGGGTCAAAACGCACAATATCCCTTTGGACTACATGTACTATTTTACGAACAAGTTCATGAACCCCGTGTGCGATCTGATGGAGCCACTGGTAGAAAAGGATACGATATTCACCGATTTGCTCACCCCTAAAAAGAAAAAGAAGGAAATCAAAATGAAATCGATCACTGAGCTATTTAAAAATTTCAAGGGCTAGACAAATAAATGGGTACGTTATCAGTTGCTCAGAAGATCGAGGCGCTTATCAACGACGAGGTGGCTCGTAAACTGGCCGGGTACTTGACACATATATCGCGAACGTACGATATATCTCTCAACGTGCTGGTACAAGACCTCGAACGGTCGACCGCCGAGGCATCGACGACCAACAAGTGTCTGGGTAAGACGGCCAAAGGTACACAGTGCACGAAACCTGGAAAGTACAATGGGTACTGCAAACTTCATCAGGTAACACCCACAGTTTCTAGACCGGTGATTTCCACGGTCGGGCACAATCATGGTATACCGCCATTGTACCGCGCCGATTGTCCAGCGTGCAATGCCAGTAATAAAGTCACTGAGAAATTACTTATAGATTTCTGAACATACACAAGTAATGCAAAAGTCCGAAACGTTACTCAGTTCCATTGAGAAATTCTATTCCGCCGATCCGAAAAACGCTCAAGTGCTCTTGGACATCTTGAACAAGAAGAAAGGTACCGTATCACTCCGGAACCTCGAATGGTTCATTACCAATTATGCCAAGAAGAACAATTTGCAGTACACGACCAAAGATGGCAAGTCGTTCGTCGTGCATTGCAGCTACAAGTCGACCTTGGACGGGTACAGCAAGAAACTGTTTGATCCGTTCTGTCGGTCAGATAAGTTCAATTATGATGTACCCGGTGGGACCTCCCCGGTCCAAACCACCGTCGCCCAACTCAATTTCATACGGTGGTGTATCAAGAACAATATTATTGATTATATCGAGACCAACAAGAATTCACTGTTCACGAATAAGAAGTCACCGTGACAAACCCATCCTCAAAATGAAGGTTCCTGATACCGGTGTTGTACACGTACAGAATGTACACGTTGTTTTTTATGACATCACTGTCAATCAAGTTGATATTCAACGTATGCTTGACACTTTTGTCCATGATTGTATAATTCTCAAACCCACTGGGTTCACTCGAAGTCCCATCTTTGTCAAAACAGTACCGGTATATGTTTGTCAAAGGAAAAGGTACCTCTTTACGAGCCGCTTGGAACCCTCGGAAGAACATGGCGCCGTACTGATCAGTATAGCTCGTACTCTTCGCAAACCCTCCTATATCAAGCTTAGAGGTCGAAATGTAACATTCGGAAATAAGAGGAGCATATATCTGATTTTGGATGTATGTATTCGAATTAAGACCAAGGTTCACCGTATTGTACCTGTTAAACCATCTATTTTCATGATTACTGAAATTACCTCGGTTCATAAACTTGGTCGTTTTAAATTGTTCAGGGCCATTACTTCCGGAGGCATTAAAATCAAGTTGGGTATAGGCTTTTTTTATAAGACTCCATGATACACTCTTGAGAGGCATCGTAGAACTCAAGTCTAGTTTTATACTGTTCGGTGAAGTTGTTTTACTTTTGGCTGGTACATTCATTTTCACATCCGAACTGTTATCAATTTCCATCGTAATTTGTTTTTCCGTGACGGTAATAGGCATATCAAAAGGAACTTTAGCTATATAATGTTTTTCTTCTGGGCTTAATATAATCTCTTCCGTAACCAAGGTTATTTTAGGAACGGTTATATCCCACGGTGAATTCGTAAACCACTCCTGTTTTTGAAACTTTATGTACAGGTACACTTCTTGATTATACACGGCACATAAAGGAAAATAGTTCACGGGTCGACCTTCCTTGTATTGATTGCAGAAATCAAACATAAGGTCGGTATAGTACGATAATCCTTCGTCGAAGGTATAAGGAGCAAGTTCATTTGAATCATCGAACCCGCTGAACCTTAAATTGGTGATATGTGCCATAAAATTATTTTCGTACAATTCAAAAGCTGTATGACATTCTCCATTTACAAGGGGTGCATAAGTAGCTAATCTGTTCAAGTGTAAGTTTGTCGTGTAAGATGAAAGACTGTACGTATCATGCTGCTGTATAAGTTGATCATTGACTTTGAATTCCATTGTATCTATCATATTTAAACCCAAGTAAGGGCATGTTGCATAGGTCATTGTATTACTGTATACACCGTTTGAAGATATACTGAATAACTGGTAAACGTTTGAAAATTCTACTTTAAGGTGTGCATTGACGAGTAGGTCACCCATCGTTTTCGGGTTCAATTTGAATACGACCGCGTCACCAAACGGCCAGCGTTTTGATTTATTCGTGAACAAATCGTAGTGTCTATGAACTTTGGTGAAATGTGAACATTGATCAAAATTAAAGTTACCGATTTTATGAGTACTTTTGGAATCAAAAAGTTCTTGGTCTTGTCTCCCAAACGCATGCAAGCCAATTTGTGACCCTTGCATTTACTTGAAGTACACAACTATTTTTTTAAGACAGTATAGGTTTTGGTCGAGGGTTGTTTTCAATAATAATATCGGGAGTATCTATATATTTTAGTACACTAGGATAAAGACCTATATCATATAAGACATATGTACTACCATTGTAAAACCATACTGGATTGTAGTTTATATCATACATATAAGGTGTATTCAATTGTTTAGGTAAACCGTTATAAAAAACAGCCGATGTATCATTTGGGTCATCTGGTCCAGTGAAGATAACGGCGTTATAGTACCACGATTTGGGTATATGTTCGTACGCTTCGTACTCTATAGGGCTAGTAAACATAAGTCCGGCCATACCATCTTTCACTTTAAGAATGTTGTTACTCTGGGCATAGATATGAAGGGTTCTATCGTACACGGAAGGCACCAAGTTGATATGGAGGTTTTTTTCTCTTATACGACTAAAATTTACTTGACCACCTGGATTTTCACTGGTGAAATTCTCGGTAAAGTTATGAAAGTAATAATAGGGTGAATAGTCAGGTACGACACCGAAAAAAGAATAGACCATTGGTGTGCTCGTAACACCTTTGTTCATCAGTTTATGGACTTGGTTCATCATTAGAAAATGTCCTGAATTATCAGGGTCGATAATAGTTTCGCCATTGAACTGAAGTTCGATATTTATCATATGATGTAACGACGAGTATTCAAAATTTAGGAAATAGAGATCGTACCCAAAAATCTGAGACTTCGTATCAGGTGGGACTTCCAAGCCTACGACGGTTTTGAAAAGTGCGTTACCGTACTTGTAAACGAGTGCTTTTATTTTAGTGTAATGTGTACTTGGTATAGTACTAGGGGATATATACCACCACCTAAAATCGTCCAATCTTGAACCGGATCCGCCATACAGTTTACGATCGATATCGTTCCTTGTTTTATAATAAAAAAGCAAATTATGAACAGGGTTTATAAATTTGAGAGACGTATCAAACGTATCGGCATACTTTGGTATAAGTTCATGTTGTAACTGAGTTTGGGTTATCGTATAGGTCATTGTACTGTTTTTTATACGTTCTCTGATTTCATCGGGTACTTTCAAGTATTCCACCAAGGTTGAAAATACTTTCATAGGTATGACACTATCCTGTTTATTATCTATGAAACGAGAAATCCAAGAAACATCAGGGTTTGAAAAATATGTCGTTTCTTTGAGCAGTGTCCATTCTTTTATTTTCACGTGAAATTCTACTTTGTGTTTGTACAGTGCACATATGGGTATACCCAGATGCAACTTGTTTAAAAAATAAAAAGGAATTTCAAAGAATAACTGTGTAAGACCGGCATCGGTTTTTAATGAAGCGTTTGTTATAGTCGTACCAAATATCGCTATAGCACTCTGTTGAGTGTACGATAGTTTTTTATCAAGCAGTAAACTCATGTATTCACCTGTAAGTCGATCGATAAGTTGTCCTCCTATGATAAGATCGCAGTACTCTATAAGAGCATACGAAGCATATATCGATACATAATCAGTCGGAATAATTACTTTTATGATGATACCTTTGATAATGTCGCCTTTTTCCGGTATGACCGTACGTAAAAGTGTTCCATATTTGACTTGGTCTAAAATATTTGTTTCGATTATGTACGATTCGTAATTCGGTAATTTTTTACTGTACCGTGTCAAAAAATAACTCGTTTTAGGGTCGCCGCATAAAACTATATCTTCGTACCCGGTGACAACT